CTGGTCCACCTTATCCATGATCCTGTTTAACTCAATAATCATGCCGCCAAGATCTTGCGCTGCCTTCCTGGTCATAGCGACTAACTGCTTGTCCGCGCCTTCATTTTTAGTCTCTTGATCAAGAGGCACTTCGTTTATAACTCGTCCGTCTTTCATTTCGCTTTTCCTTTCACGTCAAGTTCATGAAGCATGTCAAGGGTCGAATACACAAACCGCTTCAACTTATCTGGGCCAAGTGATTTTAAGCTAGCGGCAGAAGACAAGCCAGTGACAATGTCATCAGCCTTGACGCTGAACTTATAATACTGGTCCTTGATGCGCTCAGCCAAGGCGTAGGCCTCGGGGTTAGTCATCGGGGGTTGGGGTTTTTGGTCTAGCATTATAGTGACTCCTATCGAATTTTGCCTAGCATATTTGCGGCTTTATATAAAAGTTCACGCGCTTCATCATAGAGATATTTATTTCCAGCAGATAAACTCACACTTTGCACTTTAAAAAGTTTTTGTCTGATCGCATCTACTTCATCTTCAATTTCGCCTATAGCCTGAATAACGGCCCGATCCTCTTTATCTTTTTCAGCTTGAGTCCACTCATTGACAATTTTTCCATCACTCATCTCATAGCTCCCTTAAAACACTTAGTTTAATTATAACCTACAGCTGGCCAACCTGGACACTACCTTATTCAGCGCCGCGATACTTGGGTTTCAATAAAGCGTCCACGATGATGTCTTCTTGAGCGTGTCTGTTCCACGCTTGTAACTCAGCCGTGCCTTTAGCCAAGGGCACCCATCTCCACACCTTAACCTCGAAATCCGGGTCTTCAGTGGTCTTAGCTTGGATGCGGTCATCTAACTCAATGACAAAACCACGGACAACAGTGGTGTGGTCTGGGTAATGAAAACTTTTTTGAGTGATGAAGGACTGCTGCATCTGTTTCACGCTGACCTCTATGCCAGCTTCTTCTTGAAGCTCACGACAAGCGGCTGTGACCCACTCTTCACCAGGTTCAACCTTGCCACCGGGGACTACCCAGAGGCCTGTGTCTCTACGTTGACCAGTCAAGACGTACTTACGATCTTTAGTGACCACACCCACGACAGCTACAAACTTCTTTGGCAGGTTCTTATGACGGTCTTTTTGGCTGTCCAAGGCCTTGTCATGTGGCTGTTCATAAGAGTCTTTAGGGTGCTCGACCATGTCAGCTTCGTCGGCCAAGGAGTCTTCGTTGTGCAATTTGCCTTGCTTACTTAAAAGAGTTTCAGATGTGCCAAATTCAAATAGCTTGTCAGCTTGGTGACGAGTTAGGAATCTTCCAGCCTTATCTACAAACCCAGACACAAATTTATCTCCATCAGCTTTGCTTAGTAATCCAGTCTTTTTTAAAAGACGGCGCTTTAAATCACTATGAGATTCAACCCCAGAGGCAATTGTTACCTTGCCCGAGATTTCATCTTTCACGGCAACCTTAACACCTTCAAGTTTTCGTTGATCTGCCAAGATATCTTCAAACTTCCCGTTATCAGCTCTTGGAGCCACTATACCTGGTTGATTACCAGTGGTGCGGGCTTCAATAGCTTCTTGAGTCTTGCTGGAAGAATTACTAATCCTGTTTTGCTTTGTATGCCCAGTTGGCTCTGGAGGAGTTGCCTTTTTTGGCTTCTTCTCTGTGCCAGGTTTCGCGACCTTAGCTTTACCTTTTGGGGGCTCAGGAGCATCTCCCTCTTCAGCCTTGGATTCCTTCTTAGGTTTCTCTAGCTTTAGATCATGATCTTCCAACTCTGGAGTCTTCTCATCTCGCCACGCGGCCTTCTCACCCTTAGGCTTATCTAAAGGCTTTTCCTTCTTTGGCAAAGGCTGACGATCTTCTTGCTCTGAGTCAGGTTCATCGGGGTTAGTATCTTTACCAGCGGCTTGAGTGCCAGGTTTACCGAAAGGATTTTTAGGGTTCTTAACCTTGTCGTATACCTCTTCTTCGTACTCCTGATCTTTGTCTTCACCAGCCTCTGGCGGTGCTTCATCTTCGTCCCACTGGTCAGCGGGTTTTTTCTTGAGGCCCTTTGGTGCTCCACCAATCTCCCAAGCTCTTGGTGAACGAACATCTTGACGATTAGCCCCTGGATCGGATTCTGACTTAGGGTCATTTGGATCTGCGTCAGGATCTTCTTTGACAGTACTGTAGGCATCTGGATTAAGCATGTCTACTTTGTCCAGCAGGATATCTAACAACTGGCCTTTGTTGCAAGCGTCAACAAACTGATCTTGAGTAATCTGGCCGCCTTGGACAGCTTGAAGCAACCGATTAAACTTAGAGGTCTTGATGCCTTCTTCGTCAACACCACTAACCATGCGAAGCGACTTGAACGTGACGGACAGGTCTGATGGGACCATGCCAAACATCTTTTGGCACTTGATCTCAAGCAAACGAAGCACTTGGTACTTGACTTTGTTACGGACACTTGACTCAACCATAGCATTATAGACTTCAATATCATCTTCACCAGAGTTAAAACCAGCAGCTGAGATGCCAAATAGCTTAGTTAGAGGGATGCGCATGTCTGCAGCGATCTGCATGCGGATTTCCTTCATGATATCAGAGAAGCCTGTCCATGAGATGGTCTTTTGTTGGTAGTCATCTTCTTGGTCCATCACGATAGCGTTTTGATAGTTCTTGATCTGATTAGCCACGGCGATACGTTGACGGACCTTGTTTGCGCCTTGAGGAGACATGAGTGTATTTACAAGATTTTTTATCTTATATACGTCAATTTTATATTCATCTAGCAGCTCAAAGGCTAAGTCGGTTGACTTTAAGTATTGGTTGATGGAACGGACTAGCTGCTCAACGACTGAGAAACCCCAACCGCGTAAGCGAGGACGAACGAACGATGGGGCTGTGTTGCCCTTCATTCGCATCACGCGGCTCTTGTGTATGATTTCTCCGTAATAGTTATAATAAGAAAAATCTTGCGATTGGAGCTGAGGGTCGTATCCCTCTGTATTTTGACGGTCCCAGAACAATTCCCACAAATCGACGGCTCTAAATTCAAGTGGAGAATCTTCAGTAATAGCTTCTAGATCTAATGGGGTGCGAGGGTCCTGATCTGTAAGTATTAAAGTTCCAGCTCCACCAAATAAGCGATTCCATTTTGCTGTTTGAGCAACAGTGTTAAGGTCATCATCCCGATCAACGCTGATTTGAAGTTCTTCAATCTGCTCAGGAGAAAGCTGCTTCGACTTTATTTCTACTCCACCACGGAAAGCATCATCTACAGGAACATCTACAATCGTGGAGACTAATCCCAACTCGACGTATGCTTCAGACAGCACTTGTCTGAAATTGCTTATAAAATAATATCTGAGGTTATCAAATATAGTATTAACATTGCTCAACATCTGAGTGCTACCATCTTGTGCAGAACCTGGAAGATTAAATGGATTTACTTGGGACATCCCGGTAGGACCACCCCATCCACCAAAACCAGCGAAATTATTTTGAACTCGTTCTGTTCCTTCAGACTCTGCGTTTTGCAAACGTTCTAAAAGATATTTCTCAGAATCAAACCCCGGCGGGAGATATAACATTTTTTCTGACATGGGTAAATACTCCTAAGTCTATGACCGTCTTACTTGGAGCTGGCTACCCAAAATGGGGCTGGCAAATCTAATTAGGCTAAAGCAATCTTTTGTTCTATAGGAAACACTAGCTTGTACAACTTAGCTTGTTTAGGATTAAACACCGTATTTTCAGGTACTGATACTTGATGCATATTATAGATGTTCAGGGATTTTCTCTTCACCCAACCTATTTTTCCAGATTCAGATTGCAATTTCTTCATGCTCTTAGAGTTATGAGTCACTCGTCGAGCTCCTTGTTTGCCTAATAGCGGATGATCATGTGTCTTGTGCCACTCCAACATGGTATTAGATTGTTTTTTAATCTCTTCTTTTGTCTTAACTCTACCTTTTGACGGGCCATCATGGGTTTGATAATAAATCTTTTTACTTTTTGCCTGATTTTTCCTAGATTTCTCTGACCATTTAAGC